TTTTCTAATTTCTTCCCCCATTCCCCAAGTACCTTGTGTTTTAATCCATCTATATTTAGGATCAACTTCCACTACTTTCCCTCTATCAGTATTATCCCCAACATTAAATCTTCCTGACCCTACTGCAAGTTCTTCATATAAATGTTTTAGAAATGTTGGGTGATCCTTAATTACATCAAAACTTCCTATCCCTACTTTAGTGTAGAAATCCAAAGACTGTTGTATTAATCTTAATTGGTTATCTGTTACTACTAACGTTGCCATACCTTTATTTTAAATTATTATTATTATCTTCCCTATAAAGATACGAAAGATATCCAAGGTAGCCTAATTTTTTTGTGGGTTATTTATAGAAATTGAAATACCTTTATCAGATTTTTTAATTACTAATATATTTCCATTACTACTTAACTTACCAAACTTCCCATCAGTTACTACAGAACCGTTTGAAAAAATAGTACTTAAACCAAACACAGTTCGTGTACCCGCGTTGATAGCACTATCACAGTTGTGTATATGCCCAAATAGTACTAATGAAGGGTTTATTGATTTAACAACATTCCATAAACTTTTACACCCACAGAATTCTATTTTATGATTTCTATCAATACCTAAATCCAATATTCCTCTAGGTGGTTCATGAGTTACAATGATGTCCGAGTCAGTGTCAATTATATTACTCCAGATTCTATCTAACTTATGTCTTGCCTTGTTGAAGGCCCAACCATTCCCAAAATCAGGTGTTAGTGGTGAACCAAATATCTTAATTCCTTCAATCGTAACGTGATCATTCTCTAAGTAGTGGATACATTCCCCATCAAATACCTCCTTAGTTACAAGTCCTTTTTCAATAGATGTATCGTGATTACCGGCAACAAACACTTTATGTTTAATGGGTAAGCTACTAAACCAATCAATAAAATTTCTCACTTCAGATTCATTGGTGTAAGGATCTCTTGGATGGGAGCAATCTCCACTAAATATAACAAGGTCTATGTCTTTGGGTATTTCTAATAAGTTGTTGATGTAAAGTATGAGTTACGTGTCCGAGAAATGCCAAACACGAAGTTTAGCTTTCCCCGGAGTAGTTGTTTTTATATTTTTCATATTCTTTATTTTTTAGGTTTACCTCTTTTAGAGGTGATAATATTATATTTTGGATATTTATCTTCTATAATATAATAAAGATCTATTAGTTCTCCACTACACTCTAAACATTCTTCTATTACTTGTGATTTTTCAATTTTAAAGTGCTTAACAAATTGTTGATATAAAGCTTCTAATCTATTAAATTCATCTTTTTCATAGTCCTCCCACAATTTTTTTCTACGTGATTTTAAAACAGCACCTTTTTCACAAAACTTTACTATATCACCTTTACATTCAACATTTAATTCATTTAACATATGTTCGCATAAATAAGCCTGTAGCATATAGCAGGAGTGATTATAATCTCCATTTAATATTTTGTCTCTAAAGCTTGATTTATAAGGTAAAGGTTTTGATTTTTCTTCGTACCATCTCCACCATCTAAATCTATTATAATTTAGGGGTTGATATGATTTTAGCTTTTTTTCTATAACCTTTTTTTCTTGTGGGATATTAAACATTACCTTGGGCTATTGCTCCTATCCATAATATACCCCATAAAAATACCATTAAAAATAATACAAATAAAATGTCTTGAATTGTTTTTTTTATTTTCATAACCTTAATTTATCTATTTTATTACTTGTACGTGAAGATACAATTTTTCTATGGGGCAGCCTAATTTTTTCTGGATTATTTTTAAATTTTAATAAATCTTTGTTAGACTATCATCTGATTCCTTAAAAAGTTTTATTAATCTTTCTAATTTAGCTGCCTCCCTCCCCATATCACTGTCTGATTTTAAATCCCCCCCCATTTGGTTTTTTAATTTATTTAGGGATTGAAGCGCTATATGATATTCGTTTTTGCTGATTATCCCATCACCATCAAGGTCTAGTTCTTTAATTTGAGAGTAGTGTTCTTCCTCATTACCCTTTTGACTTATAATATTCATTCGAGATTCAGCTATGTTCGAATCAAAATTATTTTTTATACTACCACCACCCCATTCATCTGATTCCTCAAATGGTGTTATTTCTACTTGTTCTTCGTATAAATTTTCTCTATATTTTTTTTTTGGGTATGCTTGTTCAAAAGAAAAATTAGCAGCTACTACAAGAGATAAGGCTAAGGGGTCGAATACAAATATTATAACAAGTAATAGTATATTTATAATTTTATCCATAGGATAACCCGTCAAACTCGATAGATACTGTAATGGTCCTAATTCCCCAGCAATGTCGTTGTTGTTGTCTAAATTTAATACTTCTAATTGATATTTTTGAAGGCTGTCAGTTGCTATTATTCTTTTTTCTTGTGTAAATTTACGATTTTCTTCCTCAACGTTAATACGATTTTGGGCCATTCTAATTTCAGTAGTGGATATTGTGGATCTAACACCCCCAGATACCGTGGTGTCTTGTACTTGGATGGTTGAAACTTTTGCATTAGATAAAGTACTAATATTATTAGATATTCTTTCAATTTCTTTGTCATATTGGTTTATGTCTGTTTGGTAAAAATCTATTTTTTGTTGGGTAAATGATTTTTGATTTTCCACAAGGGATAATTTAGAGTATGTTTCTTGATATCCCCCACTTAACATCCCATAAATACCAGCTGAGGTTATTATGACTAAGGTTACTAAGGCTGATATTAAGTATATTTTTAGTAATTTGTTTATTGTTTTCCAATATTGGAAAAGGAGGGAGGCTATTACTAATTTTGAGGCTTCTAGGAAGCTAGCCATAATAATTACGGCAGTTGCTACCCCGGCGAATAATTTAGATAACCCTATAACACTATAATAAGCAGCTGTGGAACTTAACCCTAATGCTATTAAGGTTATTACCCAAGGTAATACTTTATCTTTCATATTTATATATTAAATTTCCATGTATAATCATAGTATAAATATAATAAATATTTGGTTATAAGCCAAATTATTATATTAAACCATCTATATCTTTGGATTCAATTAAGGTATAAGTGAAGGAGTTGCTATATATATCTTTTGCTTTAAATACTAAACTCATTAGTTCATCAAAATCCGATTCTTTAGCAAAAACTTGACAACCGGCAGACCATTTGTCTATTTGGGTTGATCCCTCTATACGTGAACCGGCCTTATGGATGTTAATACCATAAACACCTTCATGGATATTTTCTTCTAACATATCATAAATACCGTCTTTATTGAGATCACGGTAAACTTTTAATGGTTTGTTTTGACAAAGGGCTTCATATTTTCCCTGATGTAATCTTACTTTATGAGATCCTCTATATTGGTCTGGGACTAGAATGGCTACCCCCTTTTTATTAAGTAAATTTTGCTCCCAATGTGAACCCGGGTCGGTTGTTATTGGGTATTCATGGTAAAAGAGTTCACCATCTATTGAATATGATACTGTAAGTTTATCATCGAATTTATTTGTAACTTTACCGTTGGTAGTTGAATTACGTACCCCAACAATATTTAAGTTATAATCTCCCCCCTCAAACCATTTATATCCTTTACATTTTAATGTATTTTGTAGTTGTTTTCTTGTATATAACATATTAATTATTCTTTATTACCAAATATTTTACCTGCTTCTGCAATCCCAAAAGATCCTAAAGTTATAAAAAGGAATGAATCATATATAAATTCATTTATCACTAAATCTTTACCTAAAAATCCTGAGATTATGTCTGCTGTTGCAAATACCACCATTACTGCAAAAGAAGCAAATCCTACAATGTTTTTTTCATTTAGATCATTACTATCTTTAAATATGTCTTTAAAAGCCATCCATTTTATTTTTAAGGTGTTTAACATAGTATAACGTATTTAAGTAACTTATTTATTTTTGTTTATCTTTTTCCTTTATGCTTATCAATACTATCTAGGATTATATTTAATAGATCATTATGGATATATCCAGCCATAGAGGCATTTTTAAGTGCGGATACTACTTGAAATACAATAAAGGGGGCAATAATGGTTTCACTTAACCAACTAGTTCCAGGGAATCCCTTCTCAATCATTAATATCGAAGTTAATATTAATACCCAAGTGAAAAGTGATTTTATTATTTTTATTGCCTTATATGTTTTAAAACCCTCATGTTTTATACCTGAGAGCATTCCATAAATACCATCTAGAAGAACTACACCTACTACTGCTATATATTGTTCAGCATTGTTCATTGTTATATTGAGGAAGTAGGATAAAATAAACCCTAACCCCATAGAGCTAGCTAATGCTATTTTCATATATGTTGATTTAATCATATTAGTAATTGTTAATACTAACTATAACCCTTTTGTTTATACATATAAAAAAGGAGGTGCTTATTGCACCTCCTCTAGATTTGTTTTAATTATTTTTTTATTGCTTTACTAAACCCTTCACCTCATTTTTGAACAATCTCCACCCTTAGAGTTTGTAATTTTATAAATTCCTACCATATGTTTTGGTTATACACATATGAAAATAATTCAAGGCACCGCCTATCCTTCACAAGATACACAACTCGCCACTCTAGAACCTAAATCTCCTTTAATTACACTGTCGGTTCTTAAATAATATAATGTTTTAATTCCTAATTTCCAAGACTCAAGGTGAACTTGATTTATCCATTTTGGTGAATCATTTACATCAAATGATAAATTTAAAGATTGAGTTTGGTCAATATAACGTTGTCTAATAGAGGCTTGACGTACTAACTCTAATTGGTTTATTTCAGGGAAGGTAAGAAATATTTCTTTTTCTTCTGGGGTTAAAATGCTGTCAGGTAAACCTTGTACAGACCCATCTTGTTCTAACATTTGATCCCACCATTGGTCTTTATCTTCACCCTTAGATATTAATATTTCTTGTAATATTTTATTTTTACGAATAAAGGTACCCTTAGCACCATTAAAAGTATAGATATTAGCAGGTAGGGGTTCAATACCAGCACTAATACCCCCACAAATAACTGAGTTTGATACTGTAGGTGCAATTGCTAATAAGTGAGTATTTCTCATACCTGTTCCTTTACACCATAAAGGTTCTCCATATTCTACGGCTAAAGCCATGGATGCCTTATCAGCTTTTCCTCTAATATCTGAGAATATGTTATTAGTGTGGGCTGTGGAGGCAATTGAATTAAAGGGTAAATTTTTCTGTTGTAAAAAAGTATGCCACCCCATTACTCCTAAACCTAAAGCACGTCCTTTACGAGCGTGGTTGTAAGTTCTTTGCAATGAATCTTTCCCTTCAGATTTATCAATAAATTCTTGCATAACACCATCTAAGAACCAAGTTGATAATTCTACAGTATCTGTATCTTTCCATTCATCATATTTTGCTAAATTTAATGAGGATAAACAACATATAAATGAATGTTCTTCATCAGTAAATAAGCAGATTTCAGAACAAATATTAGTCATAGATACCTCTAAATTATTTAATCTATAGGCAATTGGGTTATCCTTATTAACATTATCCTTATACATAATATAAGGTTCACCAGTTTCCATTCTAGATTTTAAAACTGTAGCCCATTTATTCATTGATTCTGGGTCTCTTATTTCTAATTTTCTCATAAATGAATCACTTACAACAACACATTGGTGTAAGTTAAGACATTGTCGGTTAGGGTCACCTTTAGGTCTTCTGATTTGTAAAAATTCATCTATATCTCCGTGTTCAATATTTAAATTTACAGAAGCAGCTCCTCTACGAACATTCCCTTGGTTTGTTGCTATGATAGAGGAATCAAATATCTTAGCCCAAGGTACTACTCCTTCACTTTTCCCATTACCCTCAATTTCAATTCCACGTTCTCTAATGCGAGATAACGAAATACCTACACCCCCACCAGATGCTGTGAGTTTCATTAGTTCTGCGTTGGTTAAACCTATTCCACGTATTGAATCAGGTGTATCTACACCAAAACATGAAATTGGTAAACCTCTATCAGTTCCCATATTTGATAAAACGGGTGATGCTAATCCTAACCACCCATTCCATATTATTTTAAAAAACTTACCTGCTAATTCAGGTTTTTTAAGCCTTAAAGCAGCAGCATTAGATACTCTCCTATAAGCAGTTTTTACTGTTTCTCCTGGGAGTAGGTATCCTTTGCTAATTGTAGCTAGGGATACTTCGTTCATAAAATTAGGATAGTCTTTCCCCTTTACCCATTGACTATAATTTACTTGTATTGCGTTGTTTTCCATATTTTTCTGATTGTGTATATTCTATTGTGTATCCAACCCATCTATTACTAGGGCGTCCTCCTTTTTTTGGTTTTGTTATAATTCCTTTATTCCTTTGTCTTTTTATGATTCCTTCACTAAATCCTGCTTTCATTATCTCTGCTAATGATTTGAAATATAATTTCTCCCCTTCGGGACTCCAAACTATATATGAACCTTTTGACTTACCATAATTAGCTGCTTTTTCACCTTTTCTATCTACACCCCAAAATGGGTGTTTTTCTTTATGATTTCCAAAGGCTAAACTTCTTTCTTCCTTAGTCATTTTAGCAACATTTTTAGCTCTTGTTATTTTCCCCTTCTCAACAGCAGATTTAGAGCCAATTTTACCTAAACTCCTTTTACTGATTGCTTCTAATTTAAGTTGTTCAACTAACTTCTTTTTATCCCTATCTATTCCACTCATTAGTCTATAAGAAATCCAATTTGAATTAGTTGGATTTGCTTTCCATAAGATATAATGTGCTATTACGTGATTACCATATTCTAAAGTTATTAAATTACTTTCATCATCACTACCCCCAGCACTTCTGGGGGTAATGTGATGTTTATGATAAGTTTCACCCTCTAATATAGGTTCATTTCTGCATTTTTCAATATGTTTTTTATATAATAAATTCCAATCCATAATGTTATTTTATTATAAATATAACATATAGATTTTTTTGCTACATGAAGATAAATTATTTATGAACAATTTAAAATAAATCGTTTGCGTCCCAATTTTGAACACCTTTAGAATAATTAGTCACCCTTACGGAGAAAAAATCGGAATGTTGTTTACCTCCAGATAAACTATCAAACCATTTCATTCTTTTTATTGCTTCATTATCAATACCATTAATTATGGCCCCATACCCTAAATCCCCCATTTTAGTGTTTACTCTATGTTTAATAAAGGACACTAAATCATATTTTGGGCAACCTTTTAAATCCCCCATTTCATACACCTTGTCAATAAAATCTAATTCTAATTTTAAAGATAATAAAGCTGCTTCTTTAATATCTGCTTTAAGTTCTGGGGTATTGAATTCAGGATGTTCTTGCATTAAGGTTCTAAACAACCAACACCCTGCATTTGAATGTAATGACTCGTCTCTAATACTCCACTCAACTATCTGACCTACACCTTTAAGTTTATTGTCTAGTTTAAAAGATAGTAAAACTGCAAAAGATGAAAATAAATTGACTCCTTCTGTAAAAGCAGAAAAAATAGCTAAAGACTTTGCTCTTTCATGCCAATTTACCTCACCATTGTGGGAGTCTCTAACTTGAGTTAAGGCTGATATTTTAGCCATTGTGGCTTTATCTTCTAGGAATTCACTAAAATTATCTAAACCTAATTCCTCATTTAATAAAGAATAAGCCTCAGCATGGATAGTTTCAAAGGCTGCAAAAGTTACTGCCATCTTAATTATTTCAGGTTTTCTAAACCATTTAGTAACTAAAGTTGACCAATAATCATTTACTATAGTTTCGGTTTGAGCAAATCCTTTTAAAATAGTACCTATTATATTTTTTTCATTTTCTGTTAAATTTTGTTTCCAATCATTAACATCACTCATCATTGGGACTTCAGTGTGTAACCAATGTGCTTGTTGTTGTTGTAACCAAAAATCTGATGCTTCTTGGTATTCAAATGGTTTATAGACTATTCTTTCTTTAGTAATATCCCTTTTATTATTCATTAAAATTTATTTATTTTTTTATTAAGAGTTTAATTCAAAAAATTTCTTTCGCAACAATTGTTTATCAAAGATGTCAACATCAGTATCAAACTTGTTAGAACGAGGTTGTAAAGAGGAAGCATCAGGATCATTTCCTTCAACATACTCATCTTTTACAACAAAATGACCCGTAGAGGTATCGGCTTCAATACCGAATGTAATCCCATCCATACCATATCTATTTTTCATTAAATGAAATCTACCAGTATTATTTACCTTATCTTCTTTTTTACGAGAAAGAGACATACAGAAATCAGTAATCATAATTTTATCATATGACCCCGCAGCCTTATCTCCTTGTATAACGTTGTCATTTGCTCCTGCTCGGTTTACTTGTGAAACCGACCAAATAGGTATATCAAGCTGTTTAGCTAACCCCTTGGTGCTTATATAAATATCATCAATTTCATCTTTTCGTTCACGGTTTGTTTTTTTAGATGAAAGTAAATCTACATAATCAATAAGTACCATATCAGGTTTAAAACCCATGCTTGTACTTTTAGAAATATGAGACTCGATAGTTGATACTGATGCTCTTCCTGTGGGGTATTCCTTAATTATTAATTTTCCAGGAAGTTGTGGTAGAATTTCTTCCACCTCATCTCTATGAGAATCAATTTTATTAACTGGGATTTTGGTGAAAAAGGCATCATACCTCTTACCAACATATTCCTCCCCTAATTCCAGAGTATAATGTAAAACATTATACCCCATTTTAACAGCATGCCCCCCAATAGCTACTAAGGACCATGATTTACCACCTCCAGGGTTACCAAATATAAGACCAAAATCTCCATTTCCCAATCCACCTTGTAGAAGGTTGTTAATTTTATCCCAAGGTGTTGGAACAACTTCTCTTGAATCTTTTCTATACCTTGACTCAATATCTTTAACATATTCATGTCCTATATTTTTATCTTGTCCTGCTTTTAAGGCGTTATCAACAATAAATCTAATACCATCAAAATCTCCTGCTTTCAATAAGTCCACAGACGACATTAACGCCTTCTTCAATTGTTGATTTTTACAGAAATTTGTAAATTCTTCTTGTATATATTCTAGATCCTCATCAGAAGTAACATATGCTAGTTTTAATTGTTCCTTTATAGAAATCTGCAATACTTCGTTATCTACTTTTTGTAATTCTGCTTTTAAAACGTCTAATGATGGAACTGTATGATAACGGTCATAATAATTTAATATTTCTTTAATGGACCATTTAACTGCGGAATTATCAAAATATTCTTCTGAGATTATATCGTGGATATTGACTAAGAATTCTTTATGGGTTAATAAAGAGGATAAGACCTTTATTTGAAAACCTTGTCCATAACTTTGTAGCGAATTTAGTGTCAATTTTTAATTATTTAGTACTATTTATAACCTTCTTGTGTATGAATATACGACTTAACCTTAGCACCCCCAAATAAAACCACCACTTGTTTTAAATACTTTAACAAGGAGATACTAGTCGATTTTATTTTTTATATGTTGGAAATAAAGAAAAAATATCCTTTAACCACATATCCAAATTTCTAATCATTCCCCCTAATTTATCCTCATTATAAAATGAAATAAACATTTCAGAATTTAATTCGGGTAGGTCATCATCAATTAGATGATCAACGTGTTCTTTTCCTTGTTCATCTATTAAGGGTGTACTCAAATCCATAACCCTATAGTTGGTTTCAATCCTAGATTTATCTTGCAGTATACGTGAATACACAACATGATCCTTAAATTTTCTAGAGCATATATCAAAGATATCATCTAGGGTTAATTCTTGAGTCTTTAATTCAGGAAATTTACTAAATATACCTTTTTCACCCAAACCCTTAATACCCTTGACATTATCTGAGGCATCTCCTAGTAGGGTTTTATACAGAATAAAATTTGAGGGTAATAAACCAAACTTTTCTTCTACAACCTTTGGAGTATAGTAACATTTTTCCATAGGTCTATATAAAATAATCTTATCTGTTACTAATTGAACAAAATCCTTGTCAGAAGATACTATAAAACACGTTGAATTATGTTTTTCAACCAATTTTTCAGATAAAACCGCTATAATATCATCTGCCTCTACTTTATCCAATATAGTAGTTTTAACAGGTAGTAGTTTTAAATATTGTATTATACGTACAATTTGGTCTATTTTAGAATCGTGTTCTTCATCTATATTATCAAAAGCCTCCCAATTAGTTATTCTTTGTAGATTTCTTGTTCCTTTATACTCAGGAAGTAGGTTCTTACGATTTACTGTGGAACCTACCCCATCGAATACTAAATAAACAGAAGTTGGATTAGTTTGTCTAATCATTGCACCTAAAGAACGGAAAAAACCACCTAACCCCCCAATATGAACTCCATCAGGATTTACCATATTCATCATGGCAAAATTTCGGAAGAAAAGATTTAAAGAGTCTATTATAAGCACCCTATCGTGTCTATTTTGGATAGGTATCTCCTGATCTTCCTGGATATCACCCAAGAGATTAAATAATTCTTTATTTTTCATATTTTGTTTATAAGTCCTCTACGTCGTAAAGTACGGGGGTTACGTCCTCATCTTCTTCAACTATTGTAAATACACCACCACCTAGGATTTTACTCCATTCATGGGCGTGTTCTTTTTTATAGTTATTTTTATCTTTTTCAGTATCTTCAATAAATCCATGAGTTGTCATAACAATTTTACCTCTTGATTGGATACCATTAACGTGGTTCTTATCAATTTGGAGATTGGTACGTTTACCCCATTCTACTTGCTTTCCACCTTTAATTGCCTTAATTTTAGATGTCCCAGCATTTGAAACATTACCAAAAGTAACTACAAATGTAGCATCATACCACATGGCCATCCCCCCCTTGTTCATCATCTTGGGTTGCCCCATGGGTCCTTCAGCTTTAGCAGTCCAAACTTTATTAATAGCAATTAAAGTATTTGTATAAGGGGATGATTCTTTACGAGACATTACAATACTTTGGTTAACTGTATTACCAAATTGGGTTGACATTGCTCCTGCATTCCATTCATTATTATTTTTCAATTTTTCAACTGACATAGCACAAGGAATAGAACCAATTGAATCCCAAAAGAAAGCTAAATCATAGGGTAAATTCCCATTTTTCTGTTCGTTTTGTAAATCCATTATAAAGGCAGCAACATCTTCAATAGTATGTACTGTCTCTCTATCTACATAAATAAAGTTTCCATCATAATCTATAACATCACCATCATCATCCTTAATCAAGTTGACTTGCAACCCCATTTGAGCTGCATGTTCCCAATTCCATTTCATCTCAGTAACAATAAAAACAGGTAATATACCCATTTTTTGGGCTTCAACTGCAGCCTCTAAAAGTGATGTGGTCTTTCCGGTATCTGAATGACCTCTAAGTAATGTAATATGCCCCATTGGGATTCCAGGTACTCCTGAGACTTCTTGGAATGCAGGTGATAAAGATATCCATTTTTGTTCCTTAAATTTAACGTTTTTATCTAAACCTTTAGAAGATTTAAATTTATTAAGATCAAATTTACTCTTAATCTCGGCAGAAACTGCTGCCGAGAGAGACTTTGGTATTTTTTTTGCCATATTTAGAAAGGAAGATCGTCTTCAGAATCATCATCTTTGGAATCAAATAAAGAATCGAATTTATCTACCTTATTTTGTTTAACGTTAGAGGTATCTAAACTAAAATTACCTTGTGGGGTGGGTTTAGGGGTAGTGGCAGGAGGGAAAGCATTTTCACTTAATTCTTCATCTTCAGGGGATAACCATTTTTCTAAAGCAGATTTCATTTCATCAAAGGAATATACTTTAAATAATCCCTCTTTTGGGTTTGGTTGTTCAGAAGTCCATAATTCTACTTGAGAAGCATCTTCACTTAAAGGTGAAGTTTTCATTCTAACACGTATAGAAGATTTATTATATGGAGTACCAGTTGATTCTGGTCCTACTGTATCTACAGTAAGATCTCTACCACCTACAATATCTGTATAATCTCCAATTTCGTCATCTACAGCAAGAGCCAATAATTCTTCATATACTTGTTTACCAAACTGCCATAATCTAACACCTTTATCTTCTTCACCTCTAACTACTACAGGTACGAAGATACGGTTCTTAGCATCTAACTTTTTAGCTAACACATAATTCTCCTTATTATACTCCTCATTCCTAAGTTTACCAGCAAACAATGCAATTGGGTCTTTTTCCCCAAAATTAGAAGGAGATATCATTACCTTGTTAGTAATACCATAATAAAACTTTAATTCAGTAAATGGGTTTGTTTGTTCGTATACTGATGGTACGATTCTAATTTGTTGTTTACCAATTTCTGGTCTCCAAAAGATTAGTGAATAGTCAGTTTTTCCACTTCCTTTGGGGTTTGATTGGAGTGTATCCAATTTTGCTTTTAATGCCTTTAAATCCATAATGTAACTTTATTTTAATTATAACGGTTTATGTGTAACATGAATATACGAATCCCCTTCCGGGGATCCTAATTTATTTTAATTTATTTTGTTGAATTTTAGTCTAACTCAATTATTTCATATCCATTATAATTTNCCCCATCATCTGGGTTATGGTAATGGTATTGGGTTTCATATTCATAATTACCATCTTTATATACTTCTACTTGTTCATCCCATTCTTGTTCATTAGCAAATAATATAGCTTCCTTTTTAGAATTAAAAATTTGAGGGTACTTAGCCTCTTCTCCATCACCATAAAAAACAACCTGGNATTGGTTTTGATCCTCATTTAAGTATTTTCTAAATATATCTAATTCTTTCATTTTTATTTTTATTTTATACTATTTTTTTAAATTTAATAACACGTGAAGATACGAACCCTACCCCGGGTAGCCTATTCCCAGATATATTATGGTTTATACTTCGATTATTTTATAAATCTTGGTTTTAAGTTGGTTAAAAACCCCTTTTTNGGTCAATAAAATACTATTTCTGTAATGTTGCCAATCGATTTGGAATTTGGTATCTACAACTCCATTATTTAACTTCTTAATTAACTCATTAAGTGAGTTTATTGAATAAAGAGTATTAGATTCTTTTTTCCTATGTACCAAAATGGTATTGTCAGGTATTGTTTGTACGTTTCCTAAATCCACATTATAAGTTATTACGTATTCATCTTTACCCACAATCTCGAGGACAAACATTTTATTATAAATAATTGTATATTTTGATTGTATATCTTCTATAAGGACATCAAGACCCTCTAGATCTGTGAAGGTGCAGAATAATTTATTAATTGCCATATTTCTTCCCTCATGATTATCAATATCATAAGTCATCTTATACATATTGGGGGGATTATTTAAAATCATAGTCATAACCTTGTTTTATTTTGATGTTTAATTTGTATTTAGTAAATATTTTTTTGATTTCTTCAAAAACCTCAGGCTCATTTTCATCATAATCCAACAAAAATGAATCATAGCAATAAAGCACTAGTTTTGTTTTTTTACCTACTAATATCCTACACATATCCCATAGTATTAGCACATTTAGAGACGTTTCTAGGTTTTGAAGAAAGTAATTGAATAATTTTTGAGGGTTCATATCCTCTAGTCTTGATTTCTCAAAAACATAATGGGAAATAGGACATACCACCTTACCATTGAGCTCAAATTCATCCCATAATTCCTTTACGTATATACCAATACGTTTAAAAAATTCAATACCCTCATACTGTTTAAAAATACCTCCGTATAACTGTTTGAAAGTTAATTCTTTGGAGGTTTTGTAGTCCACTTTGTATAGAGTTTGTAAATGGCTGTGGATATCAACCACGGGGAACGTATAATCAATAAGAAGACAACATAAAGAAGGATGATAAGCACTAATGTCGATGTCAATAAGTAAGTTATTATTAGGGATAAAACTTTTTCTACATCCATTTTTGTGGGAAAGTGAGGCATAATTTACGTTTTTAAATTTGTTTGAGGGACGTGTTGTGGTTGTCCTAAGGTTGTATTGAGTGTATATTCGTTCACCATCAATTTTATGGAAGTATTCCTCGAAGGTTGGTTTGTGTACTTGTATTCCACTTCGTTCGAGGTAGTTGAACACCAAGGATACTTTATTGTTAAAAAATTCATAGTATTTAGTTTTTTCTCTGTTAATATTCGCTTTTAGATCTCCAAAAATTATCTCGCACAATTCATAGTGTTTAACAATAGGTATAATTAAGTTTATCTCCGGATTATCCTTATGGTTATTATAATATAAATCGTGGGTTTGTGTGGTAGGGCGTATATATGTATGAGGGGGTGGTGTTATATCATATAGTGTTTTTAGTGGGAAATAATGCAATACTTCCTTTTTATCGCGACAATATAACTTTTCAAATTTTTTTATTAAACTTACAACACTTGTCTTATACGTGATTAACTCATTAGAAACTTCACTATGATGAATGCATACCATAAAGCCTTTAGATGCTTCAAGTGGTCTAATATACATTAAACTCACGTTGGATTGTGAGGGATGTATAAGATCACTATAGGGTATTATTTCTATGAAAGCCTCTTTATAACCACTATGGGTTAGAACATCTAATTGTTCTTTATTTTCTATTAGATAAAACATGTTTTATAACCTTTATTTTATTATCCTATACTTAAATATACGAATGATATTAGGGGTAGCCTAATATATTAACAAGGTTTTTCAATTACTTAAATAGTTGGTCGTATCTACCTTTGAAATATGATTTGAATCCTTGGAGTTTTAGAGTGGATTGAGTTCTTTCCACCGTTCTCATATTAATTTCATAGACTGAGGCTCTATCCCCAGTTAATACCCAAGGCAATGAAAAGGGTCTATATAGGAAGTATTGAACATTTGGTTCTGAATTTATATATTGTGTGTGTTCAGACTTAGATACCTCAACATATTTTGGTTCATTGTTTTTCTTTACAAAGAAACGTTGAATTTCTCCTATTTTATATTCTTTGGGGGAAGGTGTTGGGAAAATTTGTTTTGGGGGTGGTGCTACTAAATTTATGTTGTTTACGTTCATTCCTTTGGCCCAATAATAATAATCATCTATTACATTGTAAGAAGTAGGTAAATTTTCTTCTTCTGATGTTGCATTTGGGATGCTAAGTAAGTTAATTGAGGATAGGGCTAATTCAAAGTTAGGTTTATTATTAGGATTTATACCCGTAAATATTTTACCATCCCCTGTTATAAAGTATGAGCCAGAATATAGGATATTAGTATTAATATAAACGTATTCTTCACCCTTAGTAATTAAATTAGATTTTATTTGTGATTTTGGGTAATACATTATACGTAATTTGTGTTTTTAGTATTCCATTCGGATTGAGGTAATCCTATATTATCTTTTTTTGCATTACTTTTTGATGCTTTAGTTACGGGGGTTGCATCAAAATGAACACAATCTACATAATTAGCAAAATCTCCACCCCATCTCATACCTAGATTTGTTGCTATTTGTGGAATTCCTGATTCTACCCATGATTTTCTTTCTTTTTTTAGAAATGTAAAATTATTAGGGTCTACTACATTCATATCTAAACCATAGGCATAATTATGAGAGGAAGATCCGGCAGTGGCATTATCTTTATTTATTATTTTTAATTCAATAGATCTTTGAAATGAGCGATAAGTTGCGTTTATTAATAAAGTATACCCGGGGTAACCCTCTTGTAAGGTTGTTAGGAATTTCATCCAAACATCTTGAACATATATATTCATTTCTTTCACTAACCATTCTACTGATTGTTCTTTTCCATATGTATTTGAATCTACTTTTGCTCCATTTACTAATCTCTTATCAATTATTCTAAATTTTTTATCTTTAGGAGGTAGGGGTTTTTTAGGGGTTATTGGTTGGTTATTATTCAAGGGGGAACTTGGGGTTGTAGTTGAAGAAGTAGATTGGATGCGAGATTTCTGGTCTGTTATACTAGTTGAAATAGTAGATATTTCTGTTTTCCATTTATTGTTAGAGATATCATGGTTAGTACCTATTATAATAAATTTTAATGCATTTGGGTAGGAAGTTGGGAGAAAGCGTTGTGAAATTTCTAGCTTATTATATATTTTAATACCACTTAAACCTTCAAAAGTTAAACTTAACCCAACAGGTATAAAACCGCTAATACTAGATTGAACCTCATTAATATTTAATTCATTTAAATTTACATTATCTATATAGGTTTTCCAAGAATTTTTCCCTCTAACAATAAAGTTAGAATTTGAAGCTGAGTTATACCATGAGGCCTCATTTTGTGGTATTTTAAGAATTGTTAAATTATCAGACCACAAAGTTAATTTTTGTACTAAGCCGGTGTCACCACCAAAGGATTGGCATATGTATTGAAGGTATTCTTGACCCCGGGGGATATAGTTTTTATCGGTAATAAAGGTTTGTCCCTCTCCTACTAAACTTTGGTTTAATTTGGCTTCTTTTTCTGTGTTTATTCTTTCTCTTTCTACCTCATAATTAATTCCTTTTTCTTCTGAGTGGACTCTATATACTACTTCTTGTAGAAGCTCTTCATCATTAGCATCTTTTGTTCTAGAAGAAAAAATGGATTGATTATCAAACCCAGGAGGGTCTATGTTTACAAAAGTTTTATTTTTATAAATCCAAGTATACCCTCTACCTCCCCTATATATAGGGTTAGAAGTGTTGTTAATATTATTTAAATCTGATTGAAATTTAAGTATAATAGTTTTAGCAGGAGTTAAAATTTTTTCTTCTTTGTCTTTAAGTGTTATATACGTTTCTTCAAACCTATTTTTAAGACCACTATTCCAATTATTAAATGGGAGAGAGGCAGAGGTTCCACCAGCGGTAGCCCCAATTGAAATCATACTCATTAGATCAGGGGTGATGTTAGTTTTAAAGGTAAAATCTTGAACAAAGTTAGATAATCCCTTACTATCATATCCCATTATTTCTATAGGGGCAGTATCTGTCTTTGTATTGACATCAACAGAATCATACCCTTTTATAGGATTTTGTTCTAAAAAATAAATTATATTATCCTCTTTTATTACGGGTTCTAAATTAGTAGTATTACCTGTAGATTGGTTTATACCATTACATATTGTTTGTAGATATTTAAATAACCCAAGTTCTCCTTTATCATTAAGATTATTAATTAGTTCTTCCTGTAGAAAAGTGATATTCATGTAAATATTCATTAACTTCCCCCAGACTACACTATCGTATTCTACTACAAATTCCTCCATCTTATTAAAACTATTAAGATTTAGGGAGTTTTCAGTTGCTTTTTGAAATTCTTCACTAAATTTAAAAGTAAAAATACATTTACTAGAGTCTAAGGGTATAAGGTTGGTGACATAATTACATTTATTAATTTCACTACCCGTACTTATTTCTAATTGGGGGGTTGGTAAAGAATTCCCATTTTTAATTTGAGGTATAGTAAAGGTTTTAATTTGGTCTAAAAATCTTCCTAATCTTACAAAATATCTATCTCTTTCGGGAATTTGTTTAGCATTTGATGGGTTAACATCTGACAAGTTAAAATAGTTAGAATTATTCTTTGGGAAGTTTAGAATTATTTTACCCAAATATTGAGATATTTTATTAGATCCTATATTATTAATAATGGAGTTTTGATAAACACCTTTATCATCCGCAGAATCCTTAAATTGGGTACTTAATTTTTCTTGTTGTTCTTGAATTTCTGAAGATGAGATGTTAGGGGAAGGTATGTTTACATTTAAAGATTCTATAACACTCCCCAAGGTAATTAAATCTATAGTAATATCATAACTAGCATCACTATTTACTGACCAGCTAAAATTGGATACTTTACCAAAAAAACCATCATAATTACCTTTAGTAGATATTCTTTTCTGGTTAATTTTATTTAGCATGGTTTTTTGGGTGTATGAGTCATTAGTAAACCAATCTTCTTCAATAATAGTGGAACCCATATCTGTTATAACTACATTGGGGGAGTTTCCAGGTGTAGTGTTTATAGTATCTACATACTTGTCCCACCCCCATTCTAATATCATTATATACCCCAATCTTAAGTAAAGTAATTCTATTAAACCAAATTGGAATTTATTATAAACTTTAATACTTACAGTAGCCTTTCTAATAGAACCCCTATTAAGATTTTCAACCTTAATTCCAGTTATACCCCCTATAGGTTGTAGACCTTGTGAATTACCTCCTAGACCCCCGTACATTTTATTAGTACTAGTGTCTAATAGATTATTTTGTCTATATCCGCTCCTAGATATATAGGATTTGTTATCAAGTGCTTGAATAGTATTAAATAATACTACATTTTTAGCTAAACCCGTAGTGATTAATTTTGATATTTCTGAGGGGGAATAGGTAAGATCTGGGGATTGGTTGAAAATATCTTTAATTCTTTCTTCACCTTTACCTTTTAATATACTTACCCCAGATGCCATTTTTATCCAAGAATTTCTATTATTTAAATAATTTAATACTTTAGGGTCACGTTTGACAGATTCAGAATTATACCCAGCCCCATGCATTTTCTGCCTAAGATCTATTTGTTCTAATATACTATCGTGGATTGGTTCCCCAACTACATTTGCCATAACTATTAAGAATTTAATTGATCATAATTTAACAAAACACTTCCAATATTCCCAGGAATTCTTATCTGTATACCTATTAGAGGATAAATGGTATTTTGTTTTAATTGTGGGTTAGCCATTGAAAGAACCCACCATAAACTAGAGTCGCCGTAATAATTTTGGGATAAAATATCAAATCTATCTCCTATATCAGTATAAATGTAAATATCATCATAACTTAAAGGAATATTTGGGTACTTTGTAGTAGCCTTGTATCTCTTTCCGCCCTGTGTAAAAAGTGTTTGTATTTTTCTATATCTACCCATATTTTTGTTATAATTGTTTATCTAATTATTTTAAAAAGATATTAAGTTAGTATTAGATCTTGTTGGATATTTAAACCAGTATTTGGGTCATACTCAGAGGTATAATTATTATTAAATCTATTACTTAAGGCTATATATCTTTCATCCCCTAATTTATCTAGAGGACCTATAACATTAGGTCCTGATTGTTTTGTGGATGAAAAGGTATTTTTCTGTATATTGGGTACAAAATTGTGGATGGGTTTAAAAGTAAAACCACTTACATTGATCATGAAAGGTAATTCTTTTACACTTTTATCTGATCTCTTTTGATCAAAGCCTTTAGTAGATATAGAGTTGTCATTTATTCCTATTTCCCAGGATGATTCTTGAGGGATAGTGTATGTAATTCCCTGCATTATTCCCACTTGATTGAATAAATACCCCCCTACCGTCAATTCTATTAAATTACCTCTCATATACCCCGCAGATGAATAATCGGGTGCGCAAACTGAGGCTAAGTAGTTTAATTTTTGATACATAGGAATAAGTTCCTGTTTAGATTGGGCCACTACAGTCCATGATAAATTAACAGTACGGTCAAACCCTTGATAATTATATAAGTTTTCAGCCCTACCTGAGTATTTTTGGGAACCCCATTCAGAAGTATAAGAATCATCCATAGAATTTATAAAGGCTCTAAAATGAATATATGTTTTTAAACTAGGATTATCATTATCTATTACACCTATTCTAAATTTAACTAAATCATTTATAGGTTTAGAGGTATCAATATTCGTTGATTTGTATAGGGGTTGAGCGTTAATTTTATCTAAGGCTTCACCCCTCCCAGTTACATAACTGGTTTGGGGGGTGATGAAAGGTTCTCCAGGTGAGCCCTGATTGACTCTACCATCTAATCTTTGGTTAAACTCAGTATAAGTTACAGAAGAAACACCCTTATTGTTTGTTCTTGATTGTCTAAAATCTTTAGTTATTTTTGGTAAATGCCCAGAGAATGAACTTCCCGCATCCATTAATCCATCATAATCTAGGGTATTTTCTAAACCTTTAATTACATCCGGGGCTTGTGCTTTGAATGAACCTGTTTGGAATACACTAGTGGGGAATATTTGTAATGCTCCACCTTCATTATTGTTAGTTTTGAATTTACCCTCTAATAAATTGGTACTTGTAAGGTCTTCATATATAGAACTTAAATTGTAACCATTAAATATTTTTGCACCTTGATAGTTAACTGTTTTTCTCTTGAATACAGAAAAATCATCATATCCAAAGTTAATAGAGGGGTTAAAAAACCCACTGTTTTTAAGTTGAGGGTTATTTTCCCCTGTTCTTTCTCGGGATAGTAATATATTTGTGTTTCCAACTCCTAAAGTTGAACCCGGTCCCCCACTATAAGAATACAGATTTACGTTATCATTTGAAGTTGAGTAAGTGTTTATTTTATCATCTAAAAACTGTATTAATCTGCTTGTAGGTAAGTTATTACCTTTTCTTTCATTAAAGGCAACAGTGTTGAAATAAATGGGGTTTGATAAAGGTAAACTATCACCTATTAAAGATGAAAGAATTCCACCTGCATTTCCTCGAGCTGCTGCTTCACTAGTGTCAAAAGTAGGGTTGATTCCTTGTTTAAGTAAGTGTCCACCAAACGGATTCACCGCCACCTGTGCTAATGTGGAGGTAGGCAAGTAAATACCGTTATTCAACGGTAATATGTTATTACCTATAAAGGTATTTCTAGAGGTAGCTTTAATATTAACACTAGAATTAGATAATAAGTTTTGTTTTGCAATAAATAAAAACCCGTTTGGGGATTTTAAATCAAACATCATCTTTGTTAATCTAGAAACATCCTTCACCACAGCTCCGGACAATAATGATCCTCCTCTTAAAAGAAAATCATAATCTCCAAAGCCAGGACCTTCTCCGTTGGGTATAGGGGTTGTAACGTAAGGTTGACCACTTGAGCCATTATCACGTCTATCATTCCCATATCTTAAAGATTTAAGGTTGGTTGTTTGAGTAACTAAAGACATAGGATATTATATGTTACCCGTTATATCTAATGCTCTGGGTGCATCTGAAGTATAATTAGCATATGTTCCTTTTGAGAATGTAGTGTTAATAGGAATAGTTCCTGCATTTTTTAGAGGTGCTGATGGTAAATTACCAGTTAAGGGTGTTAATTGAGATCCTTCAGTTTCAAATTTGTTTAGTAAAGGCATAATTTTTAGTTTTTAGTGTTAATTATTAATTTATTATAAATATTAATCCTATTTAGGTGATGTAAATTATTGAGTAGAGTAAGCGTATTTTCCTACTGCGGTACCCAATTTATCCCCACTCATTTGTATTATGGGGTCAGGTCTATTAGCATTTTGTTTTAATAATTGAGATAATAAATTTTCCATTTTAGAATTGTCCTGGGTTTTGTTGGTATTATTATATTTAGTGTTATGTTGGGGTTGAGTATTTGTAGAATTGTCTTTAGGGAATAAATTAGTTCCTGCTATAACTGTGTCCTTATTGTTTAAAGATATTGCTCCTTCAGGACCCATTAAGGTTCTAGTACCATATCCTGATCCACTTCCACCAGGCGATACAACATCATCCCCAGTTATGGCCTTTATTGCGGTGTAACCTGCTAAAGCAGCGGCAACAGCTATTGCTACTCCTACCCCAAAGGTAGCAGCAGCATTTGTTCCTAAGGCGGCGGATAGTATCCCTAAACGAACTCCAAGTTGTGTAACTAGCCCCACATTTTCTTTTAATACCTAAGTTCTTCGTGAGGCTTGAAGTGCATTTTGCATAAAACCAAATGTTGTTTTTGCAGCTTCATATCCTAGAATTACCTTTTGATAACCCATATAAGCAAGAGTAGCAACCCCAATAGAACCTAATACCTTTCCCCAGCCTGAAAGAGTATCAAAACTATTAGTTAATATTCCAGATATACCCCTGAACATAGTAAAAACGGGTTCAAGTAGAAACGCTATTGATGAAATAGCAGGAATTAATAAATCTACTATAGGGGATATTATTTGCATTAAAGGGCCTGCTATGCTAACAAAAATTTCTTTCATTTTATCAACAGAGTTAGATAATTTTTCTTGAACACTATTTTGTGCTTTTAAATTCTCTATGCTATCTTTCCCTAATTGTTTTTTTATTTCAGCTTGGGATAAACCTTTTGCTTCTAATTCATTTATTTGTTTTGCTCTTAGGTCATACTCATCCCCAGTAAGATTACCTATTTGTTCTTGCACGAATAGTGATTTTGATAATTCTTCTCTACTCATTCCAACGGCTCCTGCTAGTGCCTCTTGTTGGATTCTATTCATTTTTCCGAAATCAGCGGCGGATCCTGCTTGTTTAGCAATCTCTCGGGCTACACCCTCTATATCGTTGTTTAATGCAAATTGTCTTGCTTTTTCTAAATTAAGAGATTTACCTATGAGTAATTCGGCTTCCAGTTCTTTTGTAATAGAAGATTCAAAATTAAGTAAACTATCTGCTATACCCTCGATTTTAGACATCTCCATCCCTAATGCCTTAGCAGTTGCAACCGCGGCCGCAATTTGCCCTGGGTTTTTTCCTAGGGATAAGGTAGTTGCGGCAGATACTTTACTTATATCTTTAAGTACATCTTTTTCATTTAATGCTACTTTAAACTTTTGACCAGTTAATCTAGCCTGTGCCATGATTTCGGTTGTATTTTTTTCTAAGTCACCCCCAGTGGCTTGAGTTATTTTATTAACACCCCCTAATTCATCATAAGTTAAACCTGCGGTTTTGTGTAATTTTTGGAATGTAATTAGATTTTTATCAATAGTAGTGTTAAAAATACCTAATTCCCCATTAACTGCTTTTAATGCTTCACCTAAACCCTTTGTAGTAATAAAAACATCTCCTGTTTTATTTGATGCCTTGGTAAATTCTATGTTTAAAGCTGTAGCCTCTTTATATGATATATTAAGATTTTTTGCTAATTTTCCAGTCTGTTCATCTAAGGCTTTAGCGGCATTAAAGATACCTACGATTGCCAATTCTGCTAATCTAAGGGGGGTAACAGTATCCATAAAATTACCGGATAGTACTTTAGATAAGGTACCAGTCTTGTCAATCCTATTGGCTATATCTCCTATATTTTCTTTAAGTAAAGTAGTTAAGCTTTTGGATTTTTGGTATTGAATGTTTTGGTTAATTATATTATTAAGTGCTTCTTGTTGAAGGGTTAATTGTTGTTTTTCTTCATCTATTAATTGTTGTTGTACATCAGTCAATTGAGAACCTAATACAAATTCTTTAGCTGTAAGGCGGGCTCTATTTAATGCTATTTTTTCTGATTCTTTGGAAATATCTCTTTGGGTAGCAACACCTCTTGTAACTTTAGATTGTAAATCTATTAAAGACTCAGTGTTTTTAACTGCATTTTTTAGATCTGCTATTAAACCACGTTGCATAGTTTTACCAACAACATCAATGGCAGAGTTTAAATTAGTAGCCCCATCAACTGCCTCTTGGAATGAATTTGTTAATTGGTCACCAAGGGAAGAAACAGCTTCTAGAATAAATCCTAGTTCTTTATTTAATTCTTTAGCTTCTCTAGTAGCTTCCCCATTGCCTAATGCCATATTATATTATTTTGTTATAAATATGAAAAAAAGCAACTATTTATAGCTGCTTTTTCCTTCATATATTTCTGATGCCTTTTTAAATTGGGGGGCATTAATTTTTCCTTCAGAATTTACAAGTGAAGTCTTACCTGAGGAGTGTTCATTATTTTTTTCTAAAGGTTTATTTTCATAAAAATCATTAATTTCTTTAAAAGTAAATTTACGTAACCATATGGGCATATTATAAATTGTAATATAGTCGTATCCCCCTTTTCCATGAAACACTATTTCGTGGATTTGTTTAAATATACTTAACCTAATGTTAGGAGCGGTCTCCAAGGTCAGGCCAAAAAAAGCTTAGCCCTATAGGGACTAATACCTCCTCTCCATTGTCCAATATAACATTAAGATCAACATCTGGTTGGGTTAATCTTAAATGCTCTCTAAAGGCTCTAGTATCTCTTGCTAAAAAATTATTATCTACAAACCCTCGAATATCTTTGCTTTCAGTTTCCCCATTAACTGAAGTTAAAGTGTATTTTAGTCTTGTTGATGCCTCGGGGGATGATGTTTTATTTATTTTTTTAAGACCCTTTAATTCCCTATCTATTTTAGATTCATCGTGACCATCTAAAATTTTATAAGTAATAGGGGTATTACTATAGGGTAAAGTAAAAGAAAATTCATTTTTACCTTCTTCAATTAAAGATTCATCAAATTCTTTATTGTTTAATACAGACAGGTCAATTTTGTGTTTTTGATTATTAATATTTACAACATAATCAGACCCATATCCTAATATACGAGTGGCGATTAAAACCGCATTTTTATCACCTATAATTAAATCCTTTATATTAATTTTGGAAATAACTACGGATTCTAATAATTTATCTAATACCGTACCATTTTCTATATAGGCTTGGTTGGATAAAATATCTTCTTCTTTGGCTGTCATATATTTAATTTCTATCTTACCACTAGATAGAGGGTTGTCTTTTGGGTACAATAACCCTTTGGATGGTAATTCAATTTCTTCCGTTGGGAATTTAAATTCACTCATATAATCTTTATTTAATTAAAACTAGTGTTTGTTGATACATATTAAGATAAGAAAAATTATTATCCATTCCAAACTATTTTTTACAACTTTCTAAAAGTTCTTGTTTTACTTGTTCTATATTGGTGTTTATATCGGTCTCCCAAAACCTTAACATTTGATAACCGTTGTCTTTAACCCATTTATTTTTCTCTTTATCTTTTATTAGGTTTTTGATTTGACATTTATATTTAGGTTTTGCAAATTTAGAATCTGGGTTACAATGCCAAAAATCACCATCTACCTCGATTATTAAATTTATAGAAGGTATTTAAAAATCATAAAAAGCTTTTATTTCTTTAGCATAATAGTGGGTTTGATATTCTATGTCAAGTAGGTCTAGGATACCTGCAAAGGTTTTTTCGAGTTTTGAGGCATTAAATTTTCTTTCCCCTATATCTCCCGTTACCCATTTATGTATGTGGGTTTTACTCATTTTATCCTTAGTAACATTTGAATGTATTCTTCCGGTCCCAAATCCTTGAGGTTTAGGTTTGGGTACTCCTTTTGCTCCCCGTGATATTTTATCCTTTGTTTTTTTAGATCTAGGCTTTCTTAAATTTTCCAATTGGTTATCCCACTTACCAGAAGAAAATATTTTTTTCCTAGCTTTAGATATAGCCTCAATACGTTTTGGAGAATTCATATCCCCAAATATTTCTTCTTGTGTTTTACCTTTTTGTAGAATGTGGAGGTGTTTTTTTATATAAGTGGGAAAATCTGCTAGGGTGGGATTATATACCGTTGATGTATATGAGCTGTGGCGTGTTTTAGCACAAACCTCTCCAAATATAAACTAACTTTGGGGAATCCATAGATTTTCCAAGTAGGCACAGACCAAGCCATAGCTTATATACTGTGTTGTGGTGCGTTTTACTTTTAATTCCTATATTTGTAAAATAAAAAAGTCCCCAAAATAAATTGAGGACTTCGTATTTAATAAGGAACTTTTCAGACTTTGTAAACCCTGTCTTTCGACTTTTCAGACTTAACTCGCCCTGTTCCTCTTTAATTTCTATTACAAATATAATGTGCATATTTGTAATTAAACGTTAATAACTATACTATTAATCTATAGTTAGATAGAGTTATCATAGTTCTAATTTATAGATTTCTTGTAAACTTTTGTTGATATTTATTTTCAATACGACTCTATCCTCAACAATACTAATCACATATTGGCTGTCAGCAATTTTAAAATCATCAATTTCCATAGCTGTAATAACTGTAACTTCATATTTACTTGTGTCAAGAAAATGAATTTCAACTACTACATTTAGTGTTCCATTTTCGTGAATTATTTTTTAAAACAATTCTTTCTTTTGTTGGTGTTTTGTCTTGCTCAAAAAAGTTGATGAATTTAAATCTTGGAAAACGAAGGTAGATGTCCAACAAATATTTGAAAGCATTTATTATTAGCTCTTGTACATCTTTTTCATTTATTCCTTCTCTTTTCCCATTCTCATCTCCGTGAAGAAGTCGGTTTTCGTAATGTTTGTCAATCCACAACTCAACCTCAAATTCAGTATACTTATGTAAGAATTTAGCATTATCAGAAGCGCAATTTGGTTTAAAATCAGGCTTAACATTAGATGTGTCCTTTGCAGTTTTATCAATTCTCGGTCTATTCCCCATATTTTTTAAAAATGCAAAATTATGAACTTTAAATTTAATTTTATATACTATTTTAACTTAAATCACGGATGTTTTTAATGCACCACAACATGGGGGTACCACACCCACATTTACAAAGAGGATGTTCTCCCTTGTATTTGGTTTTGATTAAGTATTCTCCTTTTTTTAGTTTGTGGGTAAAAAGAATATGTTTAACCAATTTCATTTTACTATCACTCACTCTCAAAATTACATATTTCACATTGTTGCATAATAATTCCCTTTCGTTTATTATAAATATACGAAAGGGAATTTGCGGTTCCAACCGATTATAGTAATCTAAATGGGATTTTAGATTATTATAGATATATAAAATGGAATTTGCGGTTCCAACCGATTGTTGTGATCTAAACTAAAAATTCAAAACGCAATAATCAGGTTGAACTGTCATTGTAATTTCTTGAGCAGCATTTTCAGTATCCCAGTTGTAATCTCCAAATGAAGCTTCGGTAATCATTGCTCCTTTGATAATCCATTCGGAAACTATATCACCTACAGGACCTAATACATTTATAGTTAAATCTTTTTTATAAAAATCACTATATCCATCTCTACCTGTTACTGATTCATGGTGTAATCTAACCCATTCCATTACAGATTGTGCACCTGAAGGTGTAATGGGGTCAAATAGTGTGAATTGAATTGTTCCCCAAGTTGTTTTGCCTTTTACAAAACGTTGAACGTTAATATGATTTAAAGGTACTGTTCCTTGTGATACAGTTACAGCTCCAACTCCCTTCATAATATACGCGGGGAACCCGTCTACAAAAGCAATAAATCTATTCTTCTGCTTAGGCTCAAAACTTGTAAAGAAAATTTCATTTGGGTTTAATACTGCCATTTTTATGTTGTTTTTTGTTATTTTATTATTTTTATCGATTATACATATAATAGGGGGAGGGTAGATTACATTCTACTTATAAACCCACTTCTAGATAATTGGTGTTGTTATGTGAATCATTACCTATATGTTTTTTTGTTAAATATATGAATATAGAAATATCCTTTTACATTTGTTATAAATATGTAAAAGGATATTAATATTAATATTCTACTAAAAGGAGCTTAAAAAATCTAATTATCAAAAGTGGCCCCGGTGGGAAGCACGTTAAAGTCTAATATAATAAATTCAGCGGTTTTCGTTGGTTGTAAGAATATCTGTCCTACTAACTCATTTCTATCAATAACATCGGGTGTATTGTTGCTTTCATCCATTACTACTTTGAAAGAATATAATCCTTGTCTTTGTTGAACACTTTCTAAATAAGGGTTTACTTGAATTAAGAAATTCTGTCTTGTAGCAATTGTATTTGCTTCAAACACCAAATTATCAGCAATTTGAGAAATATATCCCTTAAGTGTTATTAACAATCTACGCACATTAATTCTATCTAAGGCAGTTGCTGCTTTTTGTAGTGTTTTTTGCCCAAATACTACAACTCCTTGTTGAGGAAAAGTTGCTATTGGATTAACATTACCTTCATATAAAGTATCTCTATTTCCAGAAGTTAATTTTCTTTCTGCCCTTACAACGGAACCTAATCCCCCTCTTGTAATACCTGCTGGTGCAAACCATGGATCTGAAGAAGCATCTGTGAAGGCATATACTCCAGGTATCATAGTTGAAGCTGGTACGTAAACTAGTAACCCAGTATTTGGGTCAACTGTTTGTACCCAAGGCCAATATGCCGCAGCATAACTTGAATCAATTCCTGAGGCTGCTGTTAATACATCTGCAATTGGTTTATCATGGGTAACTAAATCTAATATATAAATAGCATCCCCTCTTGAAATAGTGTTGTTTTTGATTAAATTACATTGTGAAGAATAGTCTGCGTAATACAATCCTGGAGCTGATATCACATTATATTGGAAATCGTCTTGGTTTGCTAGTAAATTAATAGCGTCATCATAATCTGACCCATTTAATCCTTGGGTATTTACTGAACTAATATTTTCATTAAAAAGGTTAGGACCTTGGGCATTAATGTTTGAACCTGAAGCTGAATTAAAGGAACCTGATCCTATTGATGGTAGACTTCCTGTGTATTCTGTTTTTGCATTACCTGCGTTATCAAAATAGTGTGGGGTGTTTGTAGTGGATTTAACTCTTACATAATTTGAAATATTAGGATAACTACCTGATTCTTGTAAGTAGGTACCTTCTGAACCCGCTATTAAGGTTGAAGTAATATCACCAATTGCTCTTGAGATATAATTAGTAGAAAAGGGATCTAAAGAGATGTTATTAAAAGATTCTAAAATTACTTTTTGATTATTATTATCGTTACCACGTCTAATAAGTAATGAAAATACACCCGATGATGTATTTACACTTGCAATTTCCCATCGAATATTATCAGCGGAACCACTTGCTAATGATCCACTTCCAATTTCTGGGCCGCTACTGTTCATAATTTCCCCTTCTGAGATGGTTTCTAGGGTAAAGGAGTTTGTTGATGATCCGTTTACAATTTCAGTGGAATTTGCTGATGAGAATGAACCACTTGTTACTCTAGTTACCAACAAAGAAGTACCACCACTTGAAAAGTAGTTATTAGCGGCAACTGAGGTTAAGTAAGTAAAGTTTGATGATCCACTTTGTAATACTCCTCCAAATATTGTTTGAAATGAACCAAATGAACTGATATATACGGGTTTTTCGACTGGTCCTTTTACTGTTGGGCCTATAAGAGCCGCACCCCTAGTTAAGGGTTTTGCTGTAACAAGGGATTGGTCGTTTTCTCTGGCTAGTACCCCAGGAGAGATTAATGTTTCTGCCATCTTATTTAATTATTTTAATGTTGTTTTGTTATAAATATTAAAAAAAACCTCAAAAACTTATTTTGATGATGCAAATTCTCCAGTTTCTAGATCAATGTTTCCTTCTCCATACTTGTCTTGTAGTTCTTTAGCTGTTTTATTTGATAGTTCTTGTAAATCTGATAGACTATCTAATATTTGGGCCCTGTTGCCTTCTAAAAAGGCTTTTTGTATATCAACCTGACCTAATTCAAAAGTGATTTGATTTTGTTTTTGTTGATAACCTTTAAGTATAATTATTTCTTCTTCTGATAATTTGGTTTTTTTGCTCATAGTGTTAGTTATTTATGCTAATTATTTTTTATTTGTTTTAGAATTTTAATTGTTTTTAGTTTTTATATAATATAATAACAATATTTTACAACTCCAAGTTATATTTAAAAAAATATAACACAAATAAAATTAATCATTTATGTTATATTTATATTTAATTACAAGTTTATTTTTTACATTACTAAAATCGTAGCATTTAAGTTTTCAAATGGATTTTCTAGC